CTGCCACAGTAACAATAACAGCAGCAGATAAAGGAACAGTTCCAAACGGGAAGGCGATAACTTCCAGTACAGAAGGTGATTTTGGGTTAGCTAATGGAACGTCACCTTTGGCTGGGGGTATTGACAATGCAATCACCAACATCACAATGGATGGGATATCAATTATTCGTGATCCTATTCTATGGGAAGCCTCGCACCCAGTGACTGCACAAAAGATTGCAGATGAAATAAACTCAACAGCAACCTCACCAGAGTGGGAGGCAGTGGCTAGTGGAAGTGTAGTCACAATTATAGCAGAGACACAAGGGGCGGCAACAAACTCATACTACAATGGTGTAGTCCATGTAGAAACAAAAACTGGCGATCTGGCAACAACAAATCCAACTCAAACAGTTACATCAGGTGGGGCATCAATAGCAAGTGGGCAACAAGCTGGTAGTTATATATATAGTAATAAATACGCTATTCATTCATTAGAAGAATCCACTTGGAGATGGTGTGGCGTTGGCGATCCAACTCAATGGACAGGTGCTTCTGGTGCGGCAATCAATTCTGCCCCCGGAGCAGGGTTCCAAGTGCTTTCCAATCATGCCAGAAATTCTGAAGAATTGATGGCAATGTCAACGTACTATGAAAATATGGCAATCCTAGCACAGGACTGCATTCAGATCTGGTTTTCCGATCCTGATCCTGCTGTGATCCAACTGGTTCAAGTCTTAAACAATACAGGTACAATTGCCTCAAAAAGTGTGGTTGCAATTGGTGACTCAGATGTTTTTTACCTTGCACGATCCGGCATACGCTCATTAAAGTCAAGAGACAGTTCCAATGCCGCCTATATTGGAGATATTGGGAATTCGATTGACTCCATTATTATCGGTGCAGTCCAAGCAGATGATGGCGATGGCAGGGATGCTTGTGGGATTTTAGACCCACGATCTGGAAGATATTACTTGGCGATTGGATTAAAAGTTTACGTGTTTAGTTATTTTCCCAGCAGCAAAGTTTCCGCATGGTCAGTTTATGAACCCGGATTTGTTATTGAGGATTGGGCTTTTGATGGAAGACAAGTCCTTTGCCGAAGTGGTAATAATGTCTACTCACTGGGAGGTATTAATGACAATGAATATGATTCGTGTACAGTTACAGTACAGCTTCCGTTTCTCGATGCTTCGACTCCTGCGACAGATAAAATGTGGTCGGGAATCGATTTAGTCTCTTCATCAACGTGGACAATAAAAGTTGGCGGTGATCCAACTGATATTGAGGCAAATGAATTGGCAGCAACTATTAATAAAGTCACATACGGCCTTGGTAGAGTCGGCCTTTCAACAACGTCAACCCACATTGCTTTAAAGCTGGAAAACACTCAAGCTGGTGCGGCAAAGCTGGGGACATTAACAGTTCACTATTCTTTAAACGAAGCAGGGTAATATGAGCGAATTTACTAAATTTTGGAACTTACTCACTGGAAGCGGTGGGGGAGGAGGTGGCGGCCCAGAATACGAATCTGCCGCAGAAGCCGAAGCTAGAAGACAGTTAAAGGTTGATGCAGGGCTTGAGGAAATTGAAAAAGTTTTTAGTAAATATGATCAGGACTTTTATGATAAAAGTTCGGATGCATATTTAGACTACTACGAACCACAGTTAGACGATCAGTTTAAAGATGGACTGAAAGAGTTACAGTTTGCCTTGGCGAGAGGTGGTAGATTTGGCAGTTCAACTGAAGTAGACAAGAAAGCAAACGCTGCCGAAGAATATGGTATTCAAAAGAATGAACTTGCATCAGGGGCGATTAAAGCCGCTAACGATTCAGAAGCAGCAGTTACTGCGGCAAAAAGAGATATGACTAACTTAAACCAAGTCAATGCGAATCCAGACCTTGCTGCTTCACTATCAAATTCACAAGCAGGGATTCTAAATCAACCTCCCAAATTTGATCCACTGTTGGACGTATTTGGTAATATCACAGAAGGTCTTGCAAAACGTGATGAGATAGAAAACCGCAAGAAACTCAGGGATAGAATACAAAACTATGGAAGTAAAGATTCATCAACACTCGTAAGTTAATTATGGCACGTAGAGTATCAACAAAAACAGGGGCATCTGCTCCAAGCAAAGGTTTTAAAATTGCCACTGGTAAAGGAAGAGGTGGTGCTGCCGCTGGCCCCGGAAGTCGGAAGCCAGCGCAGAAACCTCAAGTTGTTGCTTTTAATGAATCTACTGTTCAGGCCATTAACGATGCAGGGCCAAAAGGACATGAGGTTGCCCATATCAATCCTAGAGAAGGAAGTCTCTTGGAGGCACTTGGTGGTTCTGGAGAGAAAGACCCTGAAACTAATATAAAGAGTTACGAAGTAGTGGGGGATAAAAAAGGCAAAAACTCACCAAAAGTGGCAAAGAAATATAACCTGAAGGGATTGCCCAAAAAAGGGGAAGGTCGGGTTGACGATACTCATCGTGTTATTTTAGCAACAGACAAGGAAACTAAAGCCTTAAATGCCTTAAAGACTTTCGACAAAGAAAGGGGATATGAAGGAGGGCATGGCCCAGAAATCAATCGTCTTGCAGAAATGGATTTTGCTCCACTTGAACACGTTAAGTACAGGGGTGAAGTAATTCCTAACCTGAATAGTTTAGACACAGATGAAGAGGGGACTGTCTCTTCTTCTAGTGACGGGAACTATTCAAATGAAGGAGAAAAAGATTCTAGTGGTGAATGGAATACCTCAGACAATGTGGGGGATTGGTGGGATACGCCAGCAGGGAAAAAAGAACAGGCCAGATTAGATAAAATTAAGGCAGATAAACTAGCGGCTAAACTGGCGGCAGAGAAGCTGGCGGATGAGAAAGCGGCAGCAGAACTTGCGATGAAGAAAAAGATTGCGGCTGCTGAATTGGCTGGGAAAATAACCAAAGAAGAAAAACGAATAGCACTAAAGAATATTGAGAGGAACAGGCCACTAGGGACAACAAACGAAGAGGGTAAAGTCTGGACAGGATATGGAAAGGGCTGGAAAGACCCAGATTCAAATGAAGCTGCCCTCGCTTCTGGAGTAGAGTTAGGAAACATAAAAGGTGATAAGGTTTGGGCAGGGGTGGAAAATGGTGGCTGGGTAAGCAAAGATTCAAATGAAGCCGCCATAGCCTCTGGAGTAGAATTAGGAAACAAAAAAGGTGATCAAGTTTGGGCAGGAGTAGAGAATGGTGGCTGGGTAAATAAAGATTCAAGTGAAGCCGCAGCTGCTTCAGGCGCAGAAATAGGTAATATAGGAGTGGGGGGCAATAGTGGCAAGATTTGGGCAGGGATGGCAAATGGTGGCTGGGTTGACCATGAGTCAGATGCAGGGAAAGAAGCCACCTCTTCCACAGAAACAAAAATAGGAGCAACGCTGCCGGGGTCTGGTGGTAAAGTCTGGGCAGGAATAGAAAATGGTGGCTGGGTAGAAAAAGATTCGAAGGAGGGTGTCAACGCTGATGCTATAGCTTCAGGTACAGAAGTAGGAACAGAAAACGAATCCGGGGAAGTGTGGAATGGCTCAACGTGGGAAGACCCAGCACCAATTATTGATGGTATAGTAGACGATGCAGAAGCAAATGTAATAGTAGATGAGTTTGAGGATGCCGAGGATAGAGAAAATATTCTTGAAGGAAGCGATGACGGACAAGGTGATCTTTACGAAGATTTAGATGGAATGCTGGAAGAACCAACCGAGTCAAATGATCGTGGGGATCATGGGACAGTAGGTGCAGATGGAACTGTTTATTATGATACTACGGGAGAAGAAGGCAAAAACTATTTTACGGCTTTAGACCAATACTATTCTGGCGATGCATGGGATGACCCTGATTATACTGGCCCTTTGGAAGATGACATAAACGACACTTCCAGTGGCGAAGGAGATTCTCTTGGGGGAGATAGTGGAGATGATGCCGGAACTGGTGACGGAACCATTAGTGGGTACAACCCAGATTTAGATAACGAAACCCTTGGGGGCGATTCCCACGATAATGATCCTTTAGATGAACCTCTTGGTGGGGATGCAGGGGATGGTGGCATCTCTATAGATGAACCTTTAGACGATGCCTTAGATGAAAACCTTGGGGGAGATGCAGGGGATGACACTACCTCTATAGATGATACAGACGATGATCTTGGTAACGATTCAGAACCCGGTGGGTACGACCCAGATGCAGATAATGATATTCTTGGGCCAGACAATTCTGCTGACGGAGGCGGTTCTACTATAGATGAAACAGATGACGATCCAACTAATGATCTGTATCCAGAATTCCCCCAATCAAATGATGACCCGAATCCAGATGTCACCACTGACCTTACTGAGGATGAAGAAGTATATGACCCAACTACAGCTTTGGGCAAACTTCAGGCACAGTACAAAAAATATGGAGAAACAGATTACGAGAAACTTTATCACGATGAATTTTCTGATGATCTAGCTGAAGACTATGGTGCGGCAACAAAAGGATTGGATTTCAACTTCTTAACGTCTGGTGATCGCTCAGAATTCAATACGGCTGGGGACACAGTTAATGATCAGCAGAATTATCTCGGTGAACTATTAGAAGGTGATCAGCAGGATGATTTGAATACACAAGCAAGGAATTATGCTTCAAACCCTAATGCCGCAATAAACAAATGGTACAAGGAACAGCAAGCACTGATTGAGGGGGGAGCAACAGAGTTTGAGGAGTTAGATTTATCTGAATGGGCTGACCCAAGTGAAAACTACAACCCAGAATTCTTTGGTGATGAAGGCGATGAGGGGGAAATATTATATGACAAAAGATATTACGATCCTGATGAAACGTATTATGATGCTTCATTAGCAACCCCCACGTTTCAATCGATGGGGACGGATGACCCTGAACCAATAGTTGAACCAACACCCGGAACACCGGGTGGGGATGAGATGATACTGCCGGAGACTATCTCGGACACTGGAGTTATTGGCCCTGCTACCGATGGCCTACCTCCCGGGACTACCATTGCCCCCGGTATGTTCGACACCCTAGAAGAAGCACCAATTGAAATGGGCGAAGATGGTCTGCCTCCGGGGACTACTATTCTCCCCGGTATGCCCGAACCATTGAACGCAGCAGACCCCGAAGGTGCTGGTTTTGAAGGATTGGATGACAGTGCGTTTGATATGGGCGACCCCAATGCTTGGATGAATGAAACAGAAGACGAACCGATAGATACAAAAGTAAGTACCAAATTAGATGAGAATGGGTTGGATATGTATGGGAACAAACCGAAAAGGAGAAGGAAGGGACTGTTGTGACAAATAACACAATGCAGGGTGGCAGATCAACTATGCGTGGTCGATAACATTATAAAAGGATAAATTATGGGATG